TAAGTGGATCATGGCGCGCGTCTCCCCGAAGAAGTTCGGCGACCGCGTTACGAACGAAGTCGTCGGCGATGGCGGCGGACCGGTCAAGGTGGACGTAGCAGGGATGTCCGATGAAAAGCTCGCATCACTCGAAGCCCTACTCCTTGACGTTACCGGAGGAGCCGCTAGACCTTCTTCGGAAGGTGAGAGCGGAGAGGGAACGTCGTAGGTTCGAGAACGACCTTGACGGAACTCGCAAGCGCTGTAAGACGCTCGCCGGTTTCGTCAAGGAGGCGTGGAAGGTACTAGAGCCCGACACGGTTCTCGTATGGAACTGGCATCTCGACGCGATATGCGCGCACCTCGAAGCCGTGACGTGGGGCGAGATCAACCGGCTCCTGATCAACGTACCTCCCGGCTCATCGAAGTCGCTTATCGTTTCGGTTCTATGGCAGGCGTGGGAATGGACCTTCCCTCAGTTCCGTTCGTATCGCTACCTGACGACGGCGTTCAACGAAGACCCGGTCAAGCGCGATGCTCGCAAGTGCCGGGACCTCATCTCATCGGAATGGTATCGGAAGCTCTGGCCGGAGGTTCGGCTTATCCGCTCGGGAGAGACGAGCTTCGCGAACAACTTCACGGGGAACCGCGAGGGCGTACCGTTCGGATCGCTTACCTCACAGCGCGGCGACCGTCTGATCATCGACGATCCTCACTCGGTCAAGACGGCAGAGTCGGATGCGGAGAGGAGGACGACAACGAGGAACTTCCGAGAGGGAGCGATCAATCGTCTTAACGACCAGAAGCGTTCGGCTATCGTCGTCGTTATGCAGCGGCTACACGAAGACGATATCTCAGGGACGATCCTGAAGCTGAAGATGGGCTACGTTCACCTTATGCTCCCGATGGAGTTCGAGGTCGAGCGGCGCTGTCATACGGAGATCGGCTTCATCGATCCTCGCGAAAGGGAAGGCGACCTTCTCGATCCCGTCCGCTTTCCTCGTGACGTGGTCGACCAGCTCAAGAAGGACATGACCTCGTATGCCTATGCCGGTCAGTACCAAGAGCGACCGGTTCCGCGCGAAGGCGGTCTCTTTAAGCGAGAGTGGTTCGCCGGGAAGTTCATCAGGACGGCCCCTCCCGGAGTTCGATGGGTAAGGCACTGGGACCTCGCGGCCACGAAGAAAGATACGGCGGCCTTCACGGCGGGAGTCAAGCTCGGGATAACGCCTGACAGTCAGTTCGTGGTCGGCCATGTCGTAAGGACACAGGACGAAGGGAACGCGGTCAGGAAGCTGATCAAGTCAACGGCCGAACTCGATGGGGTCGAGACGAAGATCAGTCTACCGCAGGACCCCGGCCAAGCGGGTAAGGTCCAGAAGCAGGACCTCATCAGCTTCCTCGCCGGTTATCGGGTACACGCCGAACCGGAGACCGGCGATAAGGCGACGAGGGCGGAACCGTTCTCTTCTCAGTGCGAGGCGGGCAACGTCTTTATCGTGCAAGGCGAGTGGAACGCGAACTACATCGACGAGCTTTGCCTATTCCCCGGCGGATCGTACAAGGACCAAGTCGACGCAAGCTCTGGAGCGTTCGGCCAGCTCGTCGGGAAGAAGCTCAGCTATGGGATGCTTGGCGTAGTGGATTAGAAGGGAGACGAGCCGTGTTCATCGCTATCGTCTTCTTCCTTCTTCTCCTATCGGTCATCGTCAATCCCCACTGGGATCACTCGCGCGATCTAGGCCACGGTCCTTCCGGGGCTCTCTTCGCTCTCGCTCTCGTTCTTCTCATCGTATTCCTCGTAACGGGGCGCATATAACATGGCTTGGTTCGACACCCTCAAGAGCTTCGTTTCCGGTCTCGGTACGGCGCAGAAGGACAAGACCCTTGGTCTATCCTACGAGATGCGCTCGATCTCGGACGCCGAACTCAATGCGATGCATCGATGCGACTGGCTCGCGCGGAAGATCGTCGACATCATCCCGAACGATATGACCCGCGAGTGGAGGAACTGGCAGGCCGAGGCCAAGATCATCGAGGCCATCGAGGCTGTCGAGAAGTCTCCGCTTATCTCCGTCCAGCTCAAGGTGAACGAAGCGATGCGCAAGGCCCGGCTCCTTCGCGGCTCGGCGATCTACATCGGTCTTCGCGGGGCGAAGACGGAAGAGCCCGTCGAACTCGACAAGATCAAGGCTGGCGATCTCCAGTACCTGAACGTCCTCAATCGTTCGGAGGTAACGGCCGGGGAGATCGTTCGCGACGTGACTTCCGAGTTCTATGGTCAGCCGTCGTATTACGAGATGAACGGCGCGACCGGCACGACCGTTCGTATCCATCCGTCGCGCATCGTTCGTTTTGTCGGGGCCGACATCCTCGATCAGCAATTCGCTAACGACGGATGGGGTGACTCGATCCTCCAGGTCGTGTACGACGCCGTTCAGAACTCGTCTTCGATCCAACAGCACGTCGCCTCGATGGTACCCGAGGCCAAGGTCGACGTGATCTACATCCCTCAGCTTTCGGAGTTCCTCAAGAACCCGACGACCGAACGGCAGCTGACGAGTCGCTTCGCCTACGCGAACCAGATCAAGAGCAACTTCAATATGGTCCTGCTCGAAGGTAACGGAACCGATGCCGGAGAGAAGTGGGAGCAGAAGGAGCTTTCGTTCACTCAGCTTCCGGAGATCATGCAGATATTCCTTCAGGTCGCTTCGGGAGCGGCCGATATCCCGGTCACTCGTCTACTCGGTCAATCGCCTGCGGGTATGAACGCCACCGGAGACTCGGATACGCGGAACTACTACGACAACATTAGCTCTCGTCAGAGGACGGAGCTTGGCCCGCGTCTCAACTATCTCGACGAGATCATCATTCGTTCGGCTCTCGGGTCTCGGCCTCCCGAGGTCCACTACACGTGGGCTCCACTCTGGGGTCTGAGCGAGACGGAGCGCGCGACGAACTTCAAGACGAAGGTGGATGCGGTTCGAGGTATCGCTGGTTCCGGCGGAATGAACCCGTCGCTCGTTCCTCTCGAAGCCCTGAGCGATGCTCTCGTCAATATGCTCGTCGAGGATGGATCGCTTCCCGGTATCGGCGAAGCCGTCGAGAAATACGGATCGCTCGCCGAGCAGATGGAGGAAGGGGATCAGGAAGATGACGTTGTCGCGTCGGCCACGCCACCCGCCCCGGAGGAACCGGAAGCCGCGACGACGGGAGAGGAAGACCCGCCCGAAGAAGACGACAACGTGATCAAGCTTCCGAAGAGAGCGACGACGGGTGACGCCGAACCGAAGACGCTCTATGTCCGTCGCGATGTCGTGAACGCCGAAGAGATCACCGCTTGGGCGAAGAGTCAAGGCCTGACGGAGATCGTCGAAGACCTTCACGTCACGGTCGTTTACTCGCAGGCTCCTATCGACTGGATCAAAGCGGGTAACGCCAGCGACTGGGACGGCAAGGCTGAGATCACGATACCGGAAGGCGGCCCGCGCATTGTCGAGCCTCTCGGCAATATGTCGGCCGTCCTCCTCTTCGCCTCGTCGAGTCTCTGCTGGCGTCACGAAGAGATCGTCCGTGCGGGAGCGAGTCACGGCTATCCCGAGTACGTCCCGCATATCTCGCTGACCAAAGCTCCGGTCGACGAGAGCCTGACCATCGAACCGTATCGAGGGAAGATCGTCCTCGGCCCGGAGATTTTCGAAGAGATCAAGCCTTAACGAAATGGAGTTCTCGATATGGGGACGATCAAGGAACTAGCGGACGTTGCCTTCCGTGACTACACGACGGAAGGCGTTCCATCGAGCGGTATGTTCGAGCCTCCCAAGGTGCTCGTTCGCGAAATCTTCGACGAGATCGACGAGATGGTGACCGTCGCCACGACGGATCACTACGTCAGCTTCGGTCCCAATATGCGGTATGACGGAAGCGGTCAGGCCATCGAGGTCGACATCCTCGCGGTCCGTTACGATGGCTTCCCGAAGGCTGCTCAGGTTCCGGGGAAGAGGCGCGTCGGGACTACGATCAACTCGACCATCGATCACGTCGGATCGGACGAGCAGTCGACGATCAAGGTCAAGTATTCCGACGACTTCGGCGGAACATGGGACGGCGAGCAAGTCGTTCTCGGCGGGGCCGGTCTCGACTGCTACACGAACTCCGTCGGAGTCGGACCGGACGGCGTTATCCACGTCATCGGCCGTGATCGCGAGTCTCTCAAGAAGGTCCATACGACCTCGCGCGATTGGGAAACGTGGACGCCATACGAGTTCCTCGATCTCGACAACTTCTCGGGCTACGACGAGCTTTTCACGCTGGAGGGCTTCCGCTTCTGGGGAAAGATGAACCCTGACCCCAGCGGCCTCGGCCTATACGGCGGTGGCTACTGGACCGATGGGACGACATATCAGGAATACTACGTCACGTCGGACCTCGCCGGGACTAACTGGGAGTTCAGTCTCATCAACGAGACGACCGATCCCCCGGCCTATAACGAGTCGGCTATCTTCGCGCCGACCGCGACGGATCGCATCTGTATCTCGCGCCGTCAGGGAACGGCCACGCCGACCGTCTTCATCTCGTCGAACTCCGGAACGACGTGGACCGAACTCGGGGCGATGGACATTCCGAAGTCGGGCGGCTGGCTCCCGCAAGAGCTTCATATGGAGACGATCAACGGCGTCGAATACCTCCTCCTTGTTATGGGCAATCGTCGCCCGAGCGCGGCCGGAGCTTATGACGAGCCGTTCCCCGGTCCCGGCGTTTCGATCTGGTTTTGCGAAGTCGGCCTCGCGCTTACGTCGCTCACGAACTGGAAGATGGGTCACGCTCATACGTGGACCTTCGACTCGTCGAACACGACCGACAGCTATTGCTCGATGGTCACCGACTGGAAGACGGGAACTCACCTTCTCTTCTCCTACGACCAGACCTCGCTGACTCAAGCGCGGACGTTCTGTTGGAGAGCCGATAACATCCTCGTCGGCCCGCGTACTCCGGCGACCCGCGATCCTGTGTTTTCGTCGGAACTCGGTCAAGCCGCGTATCTCGACCGGCGCGATATCGTCGGCGGAACGGCCACGGTCCTCGGCGCGGCGGTCAAGACGATCACGCCGAACGAACACGGAGCCTGCTTCGTCGCGACTTCGACGAACGCGATCAACCTTCCTCTCGCGGCGGACGTTCCGCCCGAGTTCTTCGTCCATGTCAAGGCGCGCGGCGCTACTTCGTCGCTCGTCAGGGCGGGGTCCGATACCATCGATGGAGGTACGAGCGCTATCACGCTGACCGATGGCGCGCGAGCGTACAAGGTGCGGAGAGTGAACTCGACCTCTTGGGAACTCTTCTAGGGAGATAGATCGTGACCGTTCCTTCAGTTCCTCTCATGTCGACGCTTCCGCGTCCGACGCTCAATCTCGACTTCGCGAAGTCGTGGACCTATCCGCCACGGCTTTCGTTCGCGCGCTCCGGGACGGCGACGTACCGCGACGCACTCGGAGATACGAAGACGGCTCAGGCGAACTCGCCTCGCGTCGGCGTCCATCCTTCGAACAACAACCTTCGTAACGGTCTCGTCCTCACGACCGGTGAGACCGCAAGTTATTCGTCGTTTTCCGAAGTCTCGAAGCTCGGCGAAGGAACGATCCTCTGGGTTGGCACGCTGGAGTCGATAGCCGTCACATCGATCCTCTGGGGGATCAACAACGGGGCTTCGACCGACTTCATCCGTATGCGTATCGACTCGGCGACACTCGGGCGTCTTCGTCTCTCGGCTACGGTCGGGAGCGTCGCTCAGTTCACGTCGGATGTCCGGAACCCAATCGCCGTCGATACGCGATACGCTATCGCGACGGCGTGGTCGGGCCTTCAGATGCAGACGGTGATCAACGACAACGAGCAGATCACATCGACGCTCTTGAGTACGATCCCGGCTATGTCGGTCCTTTCCATCGGATCGGTCGTGACGGGTCTCAGCGGAGCGGTTATGCAAGGCGTTGTCGAGCGTCTTCGCTACTGGCCGACTGCGCTTAACCTCCAACAGCTGCGCGCGATCACGCGGCTCTAGGAGGAGCGGATGAAGACGATCATGCCGCCCCTCTCGGCCTATCGGTCGAAGCCTTTCGACTTCGTTCTCAAGAGCGGGATTTCCTATCCCGCCTTCAACCTTCGACCACCGAAAGTGATCGAGCCTCGCATCTGGCTACGTCGTAAGCCGGTCGAGAAGACGGAAGAAAGGAGACCCGTATGAAGAAGAACTTCACCGACCGCCTTACGCTCGATGAGCAAGGCAGTCGGAAGACAAAAGACGGATACCTCGTAACGTCGGCGAGGGTCGCGAGGGGCGGAAACGTCCAGACGTACCTCGGCTCAGAGTTCGGGATCGCAGACAAGGAGTTCATCCGCGTCTATCGACCCGAGAGCGAGGTCTTCAAGACGGACGCCATCGCCTCATACGCAGGCGTCCCTGCGACCCTCGGCCATCCTCCGAAGCTCGTCGATGCGGCGACTTGGAAGGAACACGCCGTGGGCGAGACCGGGGAAGACGTTCTTCGAGACGGTCAGTTCGTTCGTATCCCTCTTATGCTCCGGGACGCGAAGGCTATCAAGGCTCTGGAGAACGGAACCCGCGAACTCTCGATGGGCTACGACGCAACGGTCACGTTCGCCGATGGCGTTACGCCCTCCGGCGAGTCGTTCGATGCGATCATGTCGGACTTCAAAATGAACCACGTCGCGCTCGTCGATAAGGCGCGAGGCGGAAGCGAGCTTCGTATCGAAGACGGTACGATGAGTTGGGGTGCGAGCCCCGTTCAAACTGCGAAAACCACCACCTCAACCAAGGACGGAAGGAACTCTCAAATGACCACTCGTACTGTTCTCGTCGACGGCCTCAGCGTCGAGACGACGGAAGCCGGAGCCGTTGCGATCAACAAGCTGATCGGCGACGCCGCCATCCAGCGTCAGACGTTCGAAGACGCCAAGAAGGCGTGGGACGCCGACCGCGCGAAGCTCATCGCCGACCACGCGGCCGTCGTCGCCGCGAAGGATGGCGTGATCGCTCAGAAGGACAAGGACCTGGCCGCGAAGGATGCCGAGATCGACTCGACCAAGTCGAAGATCGTCTCCGACGCCGAGATCGACCGCCGCGTTGCGGCTCGCGCCGACCTGATCGCCGTCGCTTCGGCCATCGCGAAGGATGCGAAGTTCGATGGCCTCTCGGACTCCGATGTCCGGAAGCTCGTCGTCACGACGGTCCTCGGTGACGCGGCCGTGAAGGACAAGCCGGCAGCCTACATCGACGCGCGCTTCGATATCCTCGTCGAAGACGCGAAGAAGAACGGCGGCGCCACCGCGCCGACGAACGACGGCATCGATCACTTCCGTTCGGTCCGTCAGGACGGCGCGAACGCGGTGGGCGACGCCGACAAGGTGCGCCTGGCCGCCGAGAAGGAAGAGCGCGATGCGTGGAAGGGAACCAAGGCGGCCTAACCGGGAAGCGCCACCCGACACGACTCGATCAACGTCAATAGTTCAACGTCTATAGGCCCAAAGGAGAAATACTCATGGCCACTGTCCAGTCGAGCTACAGCGACACCCAGCGCGCGGGACTTCCCGGCATGGTCGCGAACTCCGAGACCCAGAACCTGATCACGCGCACGAACTCGTCGGCTACCGCAATCGCTTTCGGTATGCCGGTCATTCGCAGCGGCGATCACGACTGCGTTCTCGCCTCCGCCGAAACCCTCGAAGCGGCTGGCGCGAACGGCGGCACGGCTCCGGCCGGTGCGACGATCACCGCCGCTCCGACCGTGTCGGCAGGCGCCAAGCTCGGCGTCTACCACATCACCTGCGTCCTCGGCGGTTCCGCCACGGCTTCGAAGTGGGAAGTCGAAGACCCGGACGGCGTGATCGTCGGTATCGCTACCGGCAACACCGCCTTCAGCGACGGCGGCCTGGCCTTCACGATCACGGACTCGGGAACCGACCCCGTGGTCGGCGAAGAGTTCATCATCACGGTCACGGCCACGTCCGGAACCGACGACCTCGATGTTCTCGGCATCGCCGTTCGCGATCCGAGCCTCGATGTCGGCGCTTCGGACACCTACGTTCAGTACGCGAACGTGGCGATCCTCACCGAAGGCGTCGTCTGGGTCACGGCGGGTGAAACCGTCGAGTCCGGAGACGATGTCTTCTGGAACCCGTCGACCAGCCGCTTCACCGACACCGACACCCACGTCCGGATGCCGGGCTGGAAGTTCGACGGCGCCAGCACCAACGGCTCCATCGTGAAGATCGCCCGCCGCTAACGCGGCGGCGATTTTCTTTTCCCGACTGTCTTAACCAACGTCCGCTGAGGCGGCGTTCAAGCAAAAGGATAACGAACCATGCGAGTGAATTTGTTCGACGCCCAGCAGGCGCTCGGCTTTCTGGTCTCCCAGACGGCCAGCATCGAGGCGGAGGTCTACAAGACCAAGTACCCCGATTACGACTATGCGGCCCTGATCCCGGTCGACTCGTCGGCCAACGAATGGGCGAAGGTCATCACCTTCTTCTCGATGGACATGGTCGGCGCTGCCCAGTGGCAGTCCGGCGCGGCCTTCGACGTTCCGTTCGCCGACGTGGAGCGGAGCAAGTTCGATCACTCGATCTTCATGGCCGGCATCGGCTACCAGTACAACCTGGAGGAGATCAACACGGCGCGTCTGGTTCCGGGAACGAACCTGACGACCGACAAGGCCGACGCCGCGCGTCAGGCTTACGCCCAGTTCATGTACGGCGTCGCCTTCACCGGCAACACCGAGAAGGGCATGAAGGGCCTCCTGAACTACACCGGCGTGACCGCCACGGACGCGCCGTCCGAGGGCGACATCAACGGCGGGACCAACTCGCCGTACTGGACGCACAAGACCTCGGCGCAGATCATCTCCGACTTCAACAGCGTTCTCTCCGGCATCTATACCGGATCGAACACGGTCGAGATGGCCGACACCGTTCTCCTGCCCGACTCCGCGCTCCTCATGCTCGGATCGACGCCGCTGAACGACACGTCGGACACGACGATCCTCGATTTCATCCAGTCGAAGAACATCTACACCCTGACGACCGGTCAGCGCCTGACGATCCGTGGTCAGCGCGCCCTGGCCACGCTCGGCTCCGCCGGCACCGGCCGTATGGTCGCCTACAAGCGCGATCCGCGCGTCGTGAAGCTCCACCTTCCGATGCCGCATCGCTTCCTGCCGGTCTGGCAGAACGGTCCGATGAACTTCGTCATCCCCGGCATCTTCCGCACGGGCGGCGTCGAGGTTCGCCGTCCCGGCGCGATCCGCTATCTCGACAAGGTGATGGCGGCTCCGTAAGAGTCGACCACGCCGACTGACTGAAGAAGACGCGGCCCCTTGGCTCTCGTAGCCTTGGGGCCGTTTTCTACAAACCGTTCTGGAGGACGAACATGGAAAAATTCATCGAGACGGCGCGCGTCGTCGTTACAAATCTTACGGAGAACCCGCGCGGTATCAACGCGGTCGGAGGTCTCGTCACAATCGGCTCTGGCGCCGTATCGAACGAAATCACGATGACGTTTCCGGAGATCGCGTCAACAAGATCGAGCGGCCTCATCGTCGATGTCGTCGGCGAAAGCGATCCGATCTTCCGGGGCTCGCCGAAAGTCCGACGGACGAAGCTCGGCGAAGAGGTCATGGAGCTTCGCGCTACCGTCGCCGATCTTCAACGGAAGCTCGCCGGGGCGAACAGCGAAGGTGGATCGAGTTCGGTCACGCCTTCGTCTCCGGTCGCTCCGGTCACGCCTCCACCCGTGAGCGGCGATGCGGTATCGAAGACCGCAATCGAAGTTCTCGCGATGGCCGAAGACAAAGGCGTGCCGTATGCGGACTTCAAGGCGGAAGCTCAGAAGCTCCTCGGCGACGATACGCCGAACAAGAAGGTCGACATCATCGCGGCCCTCGAAGACCTCGTCAACAAGTCCTAGTTCGATAGGAGGGCCTCATGGCTGGATACGGAACCGACGAAGGCTTCAGCGCCTACGTCGCGGAGAACGGCTACACGCTTCCCGATCCGCTTGGCTCGATCACGGCGGCTCGTCAGCGTGGTAGCGCTTACATCGACTCTGTCTATGGGAGCCGGTTCACCGGAAGCCCGACGGGCGGTATCGAACAAGAGCGCGCTTGGCCTCGTACCGACGCGGAAGACATCTATGAGAACGACATCGGTTCTTCGTCGATACCTTCGCGCGTCATCCACGCCAGCTATGAGGCCGCCTTCCTCGAACTCGTGACACCGGGAAGTCTCTCGGCTCTCGTTACGGAAAACGAAAAGGTCAAGCGCCTGAAGGCGGGTAGCGTCGAGATCGAGTTTGCCGAAAGCTCCGCTCTTGACGCCGTCTCCGGCGCTTCCCCGCTATCGACGAAGATCGATGGGCTTCTCTATCCGCTCATCGGTACTTCGCTTCAGCTTCCAGCGATCTTGGTGGTGTAGATATGGCCTCTCCGCTTCAGGGTTCAATCGCCGCTAAGATCGGCTCGGCGTTCTCTTCGCTCTTCTACGCCGCGACACTCGTTAGGACGACGAACGAAGTCCCGAGCGGTCAGCCGTCTTGGGACAAGTCCGGTACTCCGACGACGACGAGCTACACGTGCAAAGGGATCGTCGAAGAATACTCCGACTATGCGAAGGCGAACTCGCTCGTCAACGCCGAAGATCGGAAGGTTCTGATCCTCGCGACCTCGCTCGCGGTAACGCCGACCGATCAGGACAAGGTGACGATTGGCGGGAAGACATATCGCGTCATCGAAGCGAAGACCGATCCCGCGACGGCCGTTTGGGAACTTCGCTGTCGAGTCTAGGAGGAGAGAAGAGCGATGGCACGAAAGACGATATCGGCCGCGAACCGTCTCCGCGCTCTGATCGAGCGCTTCGAGCCGTCTATGCGCGATGCCTTCAACGCTTCTATCGCCGATATCGGATCGAAGGCCGAACTCAATCGCCTCGCGGATAGTATAGAACGCGGCGACGTAGAAGCGGCCATGAGAGCGCTCCACATCGACTCTTCGGCCTTCCGCGAGGTCGATGAGGCGATCCGCAGGACGTTTATTGGAGGAGGATCGCAAGCGACTGACGCTCTCAATTCGTTGCGCGATCCGACCGGAGGTAGGCTCGTCATTCGCTTCGATGCGCGCCTTCCGCGCGCCGAGGCTTGGCTATCCGATCATTCGAGCGGATCGATCACGCGTCTGGTCGAAGACCAGCGCCTCGCGGTTCGTCAGGCATTGACCGAAGGTCTCGCGCTCGGGAACAATCCCCGGACTACGGCGCTCGATATCGTCGGGCGGATCAATCCGGTTTCGGGAAGACGCGAAGGCGGGATCATCGGGATAACGTCGGCGCAAGAGAGATACGTCGCGACTGCCCGGCGCGAACTCCTCTCTGGCGATACGTCTCTACTGAGGAACTATCTCGACCGGAACCGGCGCGACAAGAAGTTTGACGGCCTTGTCCGCAAGGCTATCGAAGAAGAGCGGAAGATAGATCGAAAGACCGTTGAGAAAATGGTCGACCGATATTCCGACAGACTCCTTCAGCTTCGCGGCGAAACGGTAGCGAGAACGGAAACGATGGCCGCGCTTAACGCCTCTCAGGAAG